CTCGTCTTCCTGGCAGCGTAGAGGTTGGTGGCCTGCTGCTTTGCCGAACCCCCAAAGAACTCGTTGATCAACGGAATGCCTTCTACACCGGTCAGGCGACGGGGCAGATGGAGTCTGTGGACAACACTTTCATGCGCGAGAACGATCCCCGGATGCCGCTGTTCAAACAGCGTCGTTCCGAAGTGTCGTTCGGACGCGGTCAATGATTCAGGAGTCATAAATGGCTTACCCCACGATTGACAAGCCCTACGGGCTTCGTCCGGTCAATCTGATCGGTGGTCAGGGTTTCGCTGGTTCTACTCGCATGGTCCCGATTGCGAGCGGTCTGGCAGAGAACCTGTTCTACGGTCAGCTTGTTCAGCTCAACACCACCTCCACCGGCACGGTGATCTCTAGCACGCTGACGTACAACTCGACGTCGCCGGTTCTGGGAACCATCGGTGTCTTCCTGGGCTGTGAGTACAGCCCGCCCTCGGGTCCGATCTTCGGCAAAATTCGTTCGCAGTATTGGCCTACCGGCACGGTTGCGTCGGACGCTGTGGCCTACATCTGCGACGATCCGGACACCGTCTTCGAGGCAGTGGCTGTGGGCAACCCGGGCGGCGCTACCGCCAGCCTGACGCCCATCGCTCTCGGCGCCAACTTCCTGGGCTCCAACCTGTTCCCGGTTACCGCCAACAGCGGCTCGACCTCGACGGGCGACTCTTTCGTGGGTCTGTGCCCGGGCGCAAGCAATGCTCTGACCCGCACGACTGCTCCGTTCCGCATCGTCCAGATGATCCCGGATTCGGCGCAAGCTGTGCAGGCGACCTGCTCGACTTCGGGTGCCAGTACGACGGTCACGCCTACGTCAATGACCGGCATCAAGCCGGGCATGCTGCTGACCTACACCGGCTCGACGGGTGCGAACTACGTCACCGCTGTCAGCACGAGCACCATCACGGTTGCCACGGCGATCACGCTGAGTGCAGTTGATGTCACCTTCACGGGCACCCCTGAAGTGCTGGTGAAGTGGAACTTCGGCTACCACTCGTACTACAACGCGGCCACCGCCTGATAAGGAGCACGAATCATGGCAATTTCTCGTGCACAGCTCCTCAAGGAGCTTCTCCCCGGTCTCAACGCCCTGTTCGGTCTGGAGTACAAGCGCTACGGCGAAGAGCACAAGGAGATCTACGAAACGGAGACCTCCGACCGCTCGTTTGAAGAGGAGACCAAGCTCTCCGGCTTCAGCGCCGCTCCGGTGAAGAACGAAGGTCAGGCCATCTCCTACGACAACGCGCAGGAAGCCTGGACCGCTCGTTACAACCACGAGACCATCGCTATGGGCTTCTCCATCACCGAAGAGGCGATGGAAGACAACCTGTACGACAGTCTGTCGGGACGGTACACCAAGGCCCTCGCCCGGGCAATGGCGTACACCAAGCAGGTCAAGGCTGCCGCCATCCTGAACAACGGTTTCAACAGCGCCGTGACCTACGGCGACGGTCAGCCTCTGTTCAGCACCGCTCACCCGCTGGTGTCTGGTGGCACGAACAGCAACCGTCCTTCGACGAATGCTGACCTGAACGAAACGTCCCTCGAAGCGGCTGTGATCCAGATCGCTGGTTGGACGGACGAGCGTGGTCTGCTCATCGCCGCCAAGCCCCGCAAGCTGATCGTGCCCCCGGCGCTCCAGTTCGTTGCTACGCGTCTGTTGGAGACCAACCTCCGTGTTGGCACCACCGACAACGACATCAACGCCCTGAAGAACAACGGCAGCGTCCCCGAGGGCTACACCATCAACCACTGGTTGACGGACACCAATGCGTGGTTCCTGACGACGGACGTCCCGAACGGTCTGAAGCACTTCGTGCGGGTGCCCCTGGCAACCAGCATGGACGCCGACTTCGACACCGGCAACAGCCGCTACAAGGCCCGTGAGCGTTACAGCTTTGGGGTGTCGGACCCGCTAGGAGCGTTCGGAAGCCCTGGGGCTTGACGCTAAGTCCTTGATTTACAAGGCAAAGGGCCTCTTCGGAGGCCCTTTTTCTTTTGCCTGTTGACTTGGGGTTGTACCGATGGTACATTACGTCCTGGCTTTGTAACTCAAGGAGCGTCCTGTGACACAGGTCATCTACAAGATCCTCAACCTCGTCAACGACAAGTTTTATGTTGGTAGCACGACAAACAAGAAAGTTCGTTTCCGCGAACACAGAAAACAGCTTCGCGGTAACAGGCATCACTGTAAACATTTGCAAGCCGCTTGGAACAAGTACGGCGAAGAGAAGTTTGATTTTCGTGTTGTCGAGGTTGTTCCAGATGGTGTTTTGCTTGCAGAAGCTGAAGATCGCTGGCTGCGTGAACATTTTGGACAGCCGCATTGCTACAACTCTGGCGCTGCAGCGGCTGCCCCGTGGCGCGGTGTTTATGGAGACAAACACTTCAACTTTGGTAAAGCGATGGCCAATGAACAAAAAGAACAAATTTCCGCCACCCTCAAAGACTTTTACGCGCAAGACTACTCCAACCACCCGCGTGTAGGAAAGACGCATACTGAAGAAACTAAGGCCAAGATCAGCGCCAGCAAAAAGGCCAACCCTGCCGCTTATTGGGAAGGAAAAGAGCGCAGCGAAGAAACCAAAGCCAAGATCGGAAACGCCCAGAGGGGGAGGCCAAAGGCGCCTGGGCGCAAGGTCTCTGAAGAGGGCCGCGCCAAGATCCGCGCCGCCGCCGCTGCGGGGCACTACAGCCACTGGGAGGGGCGCAGCCACACCGAAGAAGCCAAGGACAAGATGCGGCGTCCGATCTACGCTGTCCTCCCGGACGGCACACGCCAGGACTTTGTAGGCGTCTCTGCTGCGGGGAAAGAGCTAGGGGTTGCATACCCTATGCTGGTGCGGTCCATGAAGGCCCAGAAGCCGATTGCAAAGGGGAAACTTGCGGGATGGTTGTTTGCGTATGTGGACCTTGACCCCGCAGCCTCAATGTGCTAGGCTTCGCCTAGACCGAGAACCATCACAGCCCGCCGACTGACTCGGCAGACCTCCCTCAAGGACGGCGGGTGCAGATTGAGGAAAAACCATGAGCTTCTCGACTTTCTCTGGTCCGCTCCGCGCGGGCACCCAACGCTACAACCCGGGGCGCAATACCGGCCTTGCGGTTCTCGGTCAATCGGCTGCGGTCACCTCCGCGGATGCCGCTGCTTCGGTGGCGTGCATCCTCCCCGCCGGTTCGCAGATCGTCAGCATCACGCTGCAGCAGTCCACGACGTTCACTTCTGGTTCGTCTGGCACCTTCACGGTTCTGCTCGGCGGCACGCAGATTGGCCAACTGACCGTCACGACGGGCACGGCAGGCAATCTGTCGATCACGCCTGCTTCTGGCGCTCAGGCGGCGCTGTTCAGCAATGTGGGCTCTACGGATGCGACCATCACGTACACCTCCGCAACGTTGAACGCGGGCGCCGGTTCGCTGCTGATCACGTACATCCAGCGTGCTCCGGACGGTTCGCAGAACCCGACCACGTTTGAGAACTGATCCCGTGAGCCCTGCCTCTTGACGGGGCAGGGCAGGAGCCCCGTATGCGCCCTATTGTTGTAGCCAAAACTGGCACTGGCTCATCGGCCACGGTGCCGCTTGACCACTACCAAAATCCGTTTCAAGTCGGAATTGGTGTTGTGGTTAGCGGTACGGTGAACTACACGATCCAGCACACCTTCGATGACGTCTTTGATTCGGCGGTAACGCCTACGTGGTTCAGCCACCCGACACTGGCATCTCTTGCAGCAAATTCAGACGGCAACTACGCTTTTCCGGTTCGCGCCGTGAAAGTGCTGGTCAACTCTGGTACGGGCACTGCAACTGCGACGATTGTTCAGGCGGGCATGCCCGGTAAGTAATGGGCTACGTCGGCTGGGGTACTGTCGTTGACCAGACCAACACCGAGACTGGTGGTGGCGCGGGCGTCGTTTCCGACGTTACCGGGGCTCTTTCCACGGGCCTTGGGGTAGCAGGTCAAGGGGTAGTGAACCTGTACACGGGTGCGCCTCCGGTGCCGCCCACGCCCGTTTTGGGCTTCATCCTTTTAGAGACTGGGTTTGAAGAGTACTTGTTGCAAGAGACGGGTACTCCGCCGACGCGCATCCAGTTGGAGTAAAACATGGCTGACCTGAAGATCTCCCAGTTGCCCGTAGCTACCACGCCGTTGGCGGGTACGGAGCTTGTCCCTATCGTTCAAAGCGGGGAGACGAGACAAACGACGTCACAAGCCATGCTGACCGGCACGGTGCCTTCGGGCAC